TTGTAAATAGGATTATCAGTTACCTTGTAGCTCTCATCAATAATATCTACTATAACTTCTCCTGATTCTGTTATCTTAGTAAGGTGACCTACTTTTCTTTGAGATTTCCAATAAGCTGTTGTTACACGTAACAGTGTAGCTACACCTAATGGTCCGTAATCTTCATTCTCTGACATTATCCAGTCAATGATATCACCACCAGGAGCACTTGAATTTTCCCACATTGATGTAAATTGACGGTAAGCTAAACTAGGTGAATTAGTATTCCATTCATGAGATTTTGTAGCATCATAATAAGAACCATCATTCTGATATCCTTGTAACGGATAACCTGCAGATTTAACAGGATATATAGCCTCAAGAGATTCCATTTGTTCTTGGGTCATCATATAACCATACTTGTCAATAACATCGGCTATCGTAAGCATATCTACACGTCCTACCCAATTACCTTGCGATGTATATCTTACATCAGAAGATTTGTGGTAGAAAGTAAGAACCGGATTCCACAACTCTACTTCATAGTCATCTTCTTCCATTTTGAAATGCCAGAATTCACGGTCAGTAATAAGCATGTCACGGAAACCTCTTTCCTCAAGCTCATCCATACGGAAACGATCTTCATCAACTTGTGTTTGGTGACTAGCCCATTCTTCACAAAGACTTCTATAATCTTTATCATAGAATGATTGTATCTCAGGAAGGCTTCTTAAATTTTCAGGAGAAGATTGTTCCTGCATTTGTTGTTGTACTTCAGGATCATTAGGATCCATACCCTGTTCTAACATGGCTTGAAGTAACTTCATCTCAGCATTACTAGTCAAAGTTTCTTCTATCTCAGAACGCTTGGCTTCTAGTTGTTCGTTATAAGAGAACTCATCTACTCCTCTGAAAACTATCTTGGTATTTCTTTTAGCAAACTCAGCTGTAAGTACATTAATCACATTAGGAATGATAGGATAAAACTTAAGCTCCATTGCTGAGGTATCCTCATTTTGAGCTAGAGTCTCTATCAAGTCTCCCATCTCATTGTGCTCATTAGAGATATAATCAGTTTTATCAATAACTCCTTTAGCTAACTTGTAGTTCTTTAAGAGTCTTTGTGCATTTTTCTTAATCTGTTTAAGACCATTCCATTCTAACCAATCTAAGTTCCATGCTGTCCACTCGTCATCTTTTTTCTTGCGGGAAAGGAATTGAATAGGTTGAGTAATAGTACCCATACGGTTATGTTCCGCTTTGGCACCACCCTTTAACTGCATTGCGTTTAATACTTTCATGGTCTTATCTTATGTTTTTAAATGGATTCCTTGGCCTATTCATTCCAGAAGATCCACGACCTTTCCCCATATGACGGAAAGGCTCTACTGTTAATTTATACAAATTTTTTGACTTTTCCAAGTAATTCTTGTCCGTATTTTCAACCCTCTTCTTGTATCCACGGTTAGCTTGTTGGACTTTAGCAAATGCTATCAAGGCAGCTAGAGCTACTAATCTATCCACGTTGATTGAACCATCGTAAGCTTTCATTTCTTCCATGGCCATTAAGTCAGGAACTCTCTCAATACCATACTTAGTTTTTACAATAGTGCCATCCTCCGTAGTTTCTACGTCCAGTTCTTCTTTAAGGAATTCAATAAGATAACTAAGGAGATGGGCTTTGAATAAGGTTCCTGTATTCTTCCAACCATAGTCTTGGAATACATTCCTGTTAGAATTTAGATCCTTAAGAAACATGATCTGGTCTTTAGGTACAAGGTATTTTTGCTTGTGCCTACTTATCATGTACTGGATAAACAAAGATATGTTATTTTCTACAATAGTCCATGCTTTATATAGTTCAATTATGAGCTCTAATCTTTCATGGGTTTTATTGATATCATCAAATCTACCGCTCCATGCAGCCACAATCTTGTCTCTTTCTATAAAGGTTTCTGTAGTTTGACCATCTGTTCTAGTTACCTCAACCGGATTTTTATAGACATAAATAGAGCATAGTGATTCTGACGTAGTTGTCTTTCCTTCTGATACAGGGTCAATAGAAGCATAGTAAGTTCCCCAGCTTGCATTAACATCAGGCTTCTCCCATATAACTATACTACCTGTTTTATCTTCCGTGTTCTTTGTAATAGGGAACTCTGAGATTGGAAGCTTATTTGTAGCTGTCATGATTATCTCATTCTTCTCATCACGGTGTAAATCATAAAACTGATAATGATATTCTTTCTCTTCAATTCTACGTACCTGAGCTGCAACTAAGTTCTGAGGAAACAAAGATACCTTACGATAAGCAAATGCTTCAGCTATGTTTCTAGGTCTCTGAGATATACGTAATTGATATTTTTCTGGAGTAAGATCCTTCTTCCATTGGGCAAACTTTTCATCTAGAGCTTTAAGCGCTTGTTCAACTTGAGAGTTTCCAAACTTATCTATGTAAGGAGGCATTGACCATTGTTCAGGAATGAATAAACCTGATTTACCTACAGTACCTTTCTCATCAAGAAGATTGGTCTCTACTGCATAAATACTGTTGACTTCTGGATACATGGTCATATGCTTAAGAGGTTCGCAAGCATCTAAATCACCAACAGTTCCTGCAGCTACAAATAATCCTGTTGTAATATCTCCAGCTTCCATAGCAGGAAGTAAGTATTCTACAGTATCATCCATCTTTGGAGCAACACCCGCTTCCTCATGAAAAAAGAATCTACAGGCACCACCGACACCTGTTGTAGCATCTCTATCAAAAGTTACCCCTTGTACAGTTCCCTTTAGACCAACTTTAGACGGTCGCCCGTCTATGTCAACATCTTCAATTTGTTGTTGCCACATGAACACTTTACCCGGATTCATTGGGCGGTACCATGCAGTGTTAGTATCTAGAAATGATTTATACTCGTCTAAAAACTTCCAAGAACCTTTCTCATTGATGTAGTCTTTTAGACTTGCTCCAATTTTTATGATAGGAGTTTCTTCAAACCAAACTAGATTTATAACCTTGGCCATGTGAAAGTAAGAAGAACCAAACTGACGTTTCTTAAGTACTGAACAATGTTTCCAATGAAGTTCAGATAATAACTCATAGAGAGCCATATGATATTGACCATCCCATACTTCAGGGAAAGCAAACTTCTTTTTAACCTTATCATTAATAGGGAGAAAGTTTATCCACATGTAGTATTCACGTGGAAGATACCACATTTCTTTCTTAGTCTTAAAGAGCACACCTTGTCTACACTTAGCTTTCTCGTGATCCCAGTAATCTATAAAGTCCTTACTACCTTCAGGAAAAGGACAGAAATATTCTTTAGTATTATATTTTCTAGCTTGAGCATTAAACTCAAAAGATGTTTCATCAAAGTTATACTTACCTGGTTCTTTAAATAAGGGAAGTACAAACTCTCTGAACTCTTCAAGAGTTTCAAAGTTTGTTGTAGACCATACGCCTTGTTCCCAGGTAGGGACTTCCATGAAATTACTTTTGGTCATACGCTAGCTTTTTGTCACCTCTAACTCTGTGCTTACCTTCACTTAATTCTTGCATTACAATCTTTTCAAGCTGTTTAAACTCTTGAATAGTTTTACCTACAGACTTCACCTGCATGTTTAAAGCACTTAAGTTACCATCTCTACCTGCGGTAATAGGGGTATCTCTAGCAAACTTACCAAGCTTCTCAAGTAATAATTTATTATCAAGATAATACTGGTATGTAGGTGTAACATAGAATGATTTAATCTTAGCAATAGCTTCTATCATAACCTCATCCTCAAGTGTATATTCACCTGGAAAATCTTTGATTAATACATCTTCTCTTGCTTCATCATTGAGATTAGCGTAAGGGCTGGTAGGGTCAAGTAAAAAATGTAAATAGTTAAAAGCTGGAACAGGATCTTCATAAGCATCCATTATAGCTTTAAACTCAGGAACAGAAAGGCAGTTGTGGTTAATAACCACTTGCTTATTTACAATATCAAATATTTTTGGTAGCATGTGTTAGTTTTTAGAAAATCCGTGTTTCTCATCTATTTCTTTGAGTATGTCTATACTATAACGCTTTGCAAATTCTTCAGCTTTCTGTCTTTCTTTTAAGCGTTTTAAAAACTCTTTTTCTACAGTCTTACAGAAAGGCTCAGGCTTCTTCCAAAAGTCTATATGTTCATATTCTTCACCGGTCATTTTTTATTCTCTTGCATGTACTTAATCATACTCCTTATCTCTGTTTTAAGATAAGGTAACTCATAGGGTACAACTGTTTTTACTAGTGGTTCTCCTTTCTCATTCTTCTTGTAAATAGGATAGCCAAATTTATCCTCACCTTCTTTCTCAAAAATTACATGATGTAGCATCAACTTTCCTGGTTTATAATGAGGATTGTGTTTTAACATCATGTAAAGATAAGCACTTAATTGCAAAGAATAATGATTAAAGTTACAGTCCATTAAATGAGCACATGGACCCGTCATCATTTGATACTGTCCTTCCCAGTTTTTAAAGCTTTCCTTTTTGATCTCTTTGTTAGTTTTGTAATCAATCACATCAATAGTCTCTCGTACTACTTCTACTCTATCTGCTTGGCCGCATAGACCTACTGATTTTAAATAGATAAGTAACTCGGGATATATACCTTCAGTTAACTTTTGTGAGGGAGCATGTTTAATACCATCCATATAGATTGGTCTAACAATAGGAATTGCTTTACCTTGCCTTTCTATGCTATCAAGCTCTACTACATCTGCTTCACGTTGATCGTGGTAGAAGGTTCCTGCGTTTACAGCTCTGTCACCTTCACTTGACCATATAGTCTGAATCACCTCAGG